TAGAGCCTCATGAGGGACTCGAACCCCCGACCTACTGAGTACAAATCAGTCGCTCTCAGCCATCTGAGCTAATGAGGCATTATTATATGTACTCCCAGAAAGATTCAAACTTTCAACCTCCAAATCCGTAGTTTGGCGCTCTATTCAATTGAGCTATAGGAGCATTTATTTGTACGCCTAAGTGGATTTGAACCACTGACCTTTTGAGTATCAGTCAAATGCTCTAACCAGCTGAGCTATAGGCGTATATGTCGGGGTAGCCAGACTCGAACTGACGACCTGAGCGTCCCAAACGCCCCGCGCTACCAACTGCGCCACACCCCGAATTTGCACGTCTGGTAAGATTCGAACTTACAACCAACGGTTTTGGAGACCGTCATTCTACCAATTGAACTACAGACGTATTACGGTTATTAACTGCACTTCAAACAGAGGTGACCATCCCGTCTGATTATAAGACCTTAAATCAGCAAACTACTCTAGAGAGCAAGATGTGAGATTCGAACTCCGTCCTCTGCTTGGAAGGCAGATGCTTTACCAGTTAAGCTACATCTTGCTTTTTGTGGAAGTGGAAGGATTCGAACCTTCAAGTCTAAAAAGAACCTGTTTTACAGACAGGCGAGCCAACCAATTGCTCAACACTTCCTTTGGTGGAGAATAACGGAGTCGAACCGATGACCTCTTGAATGCAAATCAAGTGCTCTAGCCAGCTGAGCTAATTCCCCAAATTTAAGCATAAAAAAACCCGAACCTTTTTGGGTCCGGGTGTGTATTTTGATTTTAATATTATTTTATTTCATATATAATCTATCATTAAACACACCCGTATTATTCCAGCCATACGCAGGACAAGTTCCTGTAATGGTCGGTTCAATATTGCGATATGTTTTTAAATTTTTCATTATGTATATCTTAAATATAAATAAATTTTTAATTTCAGAAATATAACGATACAAATATACAAAAGTTACAAAAAAATACAATATTTATTTGTATGAAACAAAAAGAATTAAGAAAATTAATTAGAGAATCCTTAAGCGAATCTAGTGAAGTTCCTTACATTACAAAAGAGGTTTCTTTAGATGTTTATGGATTTAATGATATGATTGGTGGTGATGATTCTTTTGATAAAAGCTATGCTGAAATTCACTGGGATATAGATTTTGAAAAGAGAAGTTGGGGAATTAAGTCAGACTCAATAAAAATAAAAAAATTAATATTAGATATTAATATATACAGAGAAGATTCTGGTGAAACTGAAGAAATTAGAAAAGAGTTTAATGATTTGTACGTTTTTGATGGAGGTCGTATTGAAGATTTTAAATTGGAAATTACAAAAACAGCAGATACTGGTCATATTTTTCCTACTACAGTTACAATAGATGGAAGTCGCAAAACAATAGAAATTGAATTTGATTATTTATAAAGAGAGAACTAGAGGATATGTATAGTATACAAGGTGGTTTTTGAAAAACAAGTAACTAATTTTAATTTATATATTTTTAAAGTGAAAAAAGACAAAGAAAAAGAAGAGGAAGTCTTTGATGACTATAACTGGTTTAACGAGCAAGGTATTTAAGATTCGGTTTAGGACCGTTGTAACTTCGGTTGCAGAGACTGCTCAAAGCTCGCTACTATGGGCAGTCTTATTTTTATATTATATATTATAATGATATTAAAAGAAGAAATATTAAACGAAATAGATTTTTATATAAGTGAAGCTATTTCGGTCATATCTGAAATTGAACAAATTGATGATAGAAATTTCGTGTGGGACTTAACAAAAGAAAAGTTAAATAAATCAACAGAAAATATAAAAACCCCAACTCAAGCAGAAGAATATTTAAAAGTTTTTTTAAGAAAAATAAAATACCTATCAAAAAATTTAAAAGTAAAATTGGCTAGATATGTAATATCTATACTATTAGGATTTACTGCAGCTTCTGCAATTTCAAACGTAATAAATCAAGAGTCACCAGAAATAAAAGATGAAATATCACTTTCTTCATCATTTCCTAAAGTAGATGTAGAACCAGAAGAAGAAATAGAAAAAGAAATTGAAATAATAGAAACCCCAGACTCATCTTCAAGTTGGTTATATGATTTTCTAAAAAAAGAAGAAGGATATAGAAGCGATGGATACCAAATAGGAGATGGCAAAATAACTATTGGTTGGGGTCATGCAGAAGATATAAAAGATTCAAAATATAAAGTAGGTCAAGAAATAAGCAAATCAGAAGCAGAAGAACTTTTAAGACAAGATGTTGCTACTGCTGAAAAAGCTGTAAATGATGAATTAAGAGAGTGGGACGATGAAGGTGTTATATACAAAATAGACCAAAACATGTATGATGCGATGGTTTCTATAGCATATAATAGAGGTAGAGGAGCTTTTAGAAGGTCTGATTTTGTGGAATTAATAAAGCAAGGAAAATATCTAGAAGCTCAAGATGAAATTTTAAAAATGAACCAAAAAGCTTATAAAAAATACCCAGGCTTAAAAAAGAGAAGACAGGTAGAATATGATAAGTTTGGTAAAGATTTAAATAAAATGATTGTTTTATTAAATAAAGAAAAGGGTAATGAAATAGTCTCTGAATCATACAAAAATAGGTTAAAAACCCTTGCTGGCATTATAAAAAGCTAACAAAAAAGTACATCTTCTTAACATAAAAACGGTATAAATATATTATACAGATTCTCTAGAAAAGATTGTTGAAAAGTGATTTTAATTTATAATTTTCATGTATTATTTATAAATCGGAGTAAAAAAATTACTTTAAATAATTAATCGATTTTATTTAAAAGCTAATATTTATTTGGTATAACTATAAAAATTTAAAAAAATGAAAAAATTTATTTCAGACTTATTCAAAGAGTCTACAGATGGTAAAGTTTCTTCTAAAAAGTTTTGGGGAAATGTATTTTTAACATTATGTGGACTGACTTATGTATTAGATGGTTTTCAATTCTATGATGTAAGTCAAGACTTATTTAATCCAACATTAATTGCAGGATGTACTTTAATAGGATTAAGAACCGTAGGAGGAATGTTTAAAGGATAAACATCAAACTACAAAACCAAACAATAAAAACGAGACAAAATGGAAATTTTAAACACAGTAAAATCCTGGGTATCAGGTATCAGCCAGTTATTAGTAACTTTAGTAGGGTTGGCAGTATTAGCAGAAGTTGCTTTTGGTCAATTCTTAGGTCAAGTGAGCGTGATTGACAACATTATTGAAGTTGTTACAAGATTTGGAGAAAGAGGCTTTATTGGTCTAGTTGCTTTAATAACAGTATTTCATTTTACTAATAAAAAGTAAAAGTTGATTAAAAAAATAAAAAGGAGCTTTTTAAGCTCCTTTTTTTATTGCACTATTCCAACATAAATATTCCAAGACTCATGCACTTTTTTAAATTTTTCAACAAAATATAAATAAGTTGGCTTAAAAGGTTCATGACTCATTACCATTCCTGCTTCTTCAGGTGTTTTATCTCCTTTTTTAACATTACAAGAACTGCAACAACTTACTAGATTAATCCAAGTGTTTGCTCCTCCTCTAGATTTTGGAAGAACGTGGTCTAAAGTTAAACTTTTGGCATCTCCTGATTTGTTACAGTATATACATTTATAATCATCTCTTCTAAAGATGTTTTGCCTTGATAAATGTACTTTTCTAAAAGGAACAGCCACATATCTTAAAAGTCTTATTACAGTAGGTCTTTTATATTTCTTTCTATCTGTTAAAATAGGTTTTTCTGCTATATGCTCTAATATTTCTGCCTTACCTTTGAATACTAAATTAAAACCTCTAATTAAAGTTGTTACGTTTATCGGCTGATAAGCGTTGTTTAATACTAATACTTGCATACCTAATCTTTTTTATAAATATATTATAGTTTTTACAGTTTTAAAAATTTTGTTGCGATTTCAAGATTCGAACTTGACAGGGGGATATCTCCCAAAAAGGCTCATGAGACCTTCCTTACACCATTATCGCAATTTTAGTAGCGGGGGCCAGAATCGAACTGACCAGAGTAAGCTTATGAGACTTTCATTGGACCACCATTCCCCGCATATATTTTACACTGTTGCGATGGAGAGAGTTGAACTCCCAGCCTCAGGGTTATGATTCCTGCGCTCTAACCAATTGAGCTACATCGCAATAAAGTAATGCTATGTGTGGCTCCATCGGTCTCTGCTCCTTTACCGCAGATTTAAACAACTGGGGCAGACATTGTACCACATACATATAGCATCACTAGTGGGAATGGATGGAATCGAACCATCGACACATGGATTTTCAGTCCATTGCTCTACCAACTGAGCTACATCCCCATTTGTAGGAGTAGAGGGATTCGAACCCCCGACATCTTGCATGTAAGGCAAGCGCTTCTAACCAACTGAGCTATACTCCTATGGCGACTCAGGCAGGGCTCGAACCTGCGACATTCTGATTAACAGTCAGATGCTCTAACCAACTGAGCTACTGAGTCTTTTGCGGTACGTATGGGATTTGAACCCATGACCTTCTGCGTGACAGGCAGACATCCTAGACCATACTAGACCAACGTACCATAATTGGGTAGGAAATGAGATTCGAACTCACGACCCTCGACACCACAAATCGATGCTCTAACCAACTGAGCTATTCCTACCATATATTATTATTTTAAAATATTATATTTTTTACACCATTTTCTAACTGCATTATCTGAAACACCATATTTATTTTCGAACTTTTGTAATTTGTCTCCCCGATAGGACTTGCACCTATTCTCTTCTGATTAAAAGTCAGAGGCTTCCCTTGGTAAGCTACGAGGAGATAGTGCGGAGAAAGAGAGATTCGAACTCTCGCAACATTTCTGTTGTACACCTTAGCAGGGTGCTGCATTACCGCTCTGCCATTTCTCCAATTATATTATTAAATCTATTAACACATAAGCATTAACATATTTTCCTTCTGTTATAAATTTTATTTCATTACTAGTATATCCTTTTTTTATAGCCATCTGTTCTAAGATATGATAATAGTCATCAAAAAATTCTTCAAAATCTTCTCTTTTAACTCTTTTTAAAAAAATTAATCTTTCTTCATCTGGTATTTCATTTATTCTTACTTTAGTCATAGCTCTTAGTTTTATTTTAGCGGAAAGCGGAGGAACCGACCCCCAGACAACTTAATGCCCTACAGTTTTCAAGACTGCCCGCCCCTCCAATGGAGCTGCTTCACTTTCCGTATTTTAATATTTTAAATAACACTTCATTCTTTTTTCACTTTCCACATTGGAACAAATCCTGCATATCCTTCATCTATAACATCTGCCCAATGGTCAAGATATCCATCTGCACCAAATTGTTGTTGACCTGGAGCTCGGAACTGTTGTCTTTTTTCATTCCATTGTACTATTCCGCCAAATCTTGCAACATTTTTTGCATCTTCTTCACAATCGTACCAAGCTCCATCTTCTAGTTCTTGTTTTTGAATTGCTTTTTTTAACAATTCCAAATCTCTCTCTCTAGTCCATTCGATACCTTTTACTCTCTCTTCACCGTTATACCTTTTTCTTTCATACTCTAAGATTTTATCAATCTTATCTTTATCTTTTATATCCTTTTCAAGCTTTTCTCTTTTATTTTTCCAAAACTCTTCTTCTTCCCACTCAATATAAATTTTTACTAGTTTTACAATTCTTTCATTTTGTTCTTTACCGTACCTAGCTCCATAATTTGCTTTTACTAATCTATCGTACCAATCTTTATATTTTCCTTTAAATTCCATTTTTCAATTTTTAAGCATAAAAAAACCCGAACAACTTTACTTGTTCGGGTGTGTATAACTTTAGTTATTTTATGCGCTTAACTTACATCATAGCACACCCTTTTAAATCCTGATTTATTATCATCATGACTCATCGTTGTATTTCCAAAGACTTTCGAATTGGAACAATAATTTGCGATATGTGTACTTGTAAGTTGCAAAATTTTTTTAATTTTTATTATTATTAAATATAATATATTTTTTTAAATCTGATACGAATATAAAATTTTATTTTTAATATTCAATACTTATAACGTATTTTTTTTAAAAATGTTACAAATTTTAAAGGTTAAACTTTTTCTATTCCTGGAAATTGCAATTTAGTTTTGGCTGTTTCTCCTAACTTATCTGGGTGGGCTAATTCGCCAATAGACTTGTGTGGGTCTAATATTCTTGCATTATCATAATGAAAAGCTTCCATAGCTTCATGTCTTAATATTAATTCTATTGCAAGCCACGCAGTCATTACTATAAATTTTTCTGTTGCATCGTTAGGAACAAACCATTCTCTGCCATAACCAGTACCAACTAATCCAGTGTTTGTATCTGGCCTCTGAAAAGATAGTGCGAAAGTGTTTCCATATTTTCCTAAGCTTGTAACTCTCCATCTCCACCCCATATCTATACATGATGGTGCCATTGATATTTTTGATAATATTTTTTCTATTTCTTCTTTTTTCATATTGCAAATATATAAATTTTTAAATATTTATTAAAATACATATAAAAATATGGATAAAATAGAAATAAGATATTTAGTTAGACAAGTTATAAAAGAAGTTTATTCTAACGTAGAAGAAGCAGGAGGTAGTCACGGAGATGCTAAAGAAATGGAAAAAGCAATCAAGTGGATTAAAAAAAACTTCCCAGATGTTGAATTTAAAAAAGCAAAAGATGGGCAAAAATTATGTCCGCCAAAAGATAAATCTGAAGAATGTTACACTATTCACAAAGGAGGTAAGGGAAGGTTTGACTTATATAGATTCTTATCAAGAGCTTATGGCATAACTAAAAAAGAAATAGAAGATGCAATAAGTTCTAATAGAAAAATTAACTTATTAGCTTTAGATTTTCCAACCATAAAATTAAATAAAAAAATATGGTATATAGACAAGGATAATGAAGAACTTATTCTAACAAGAAACGCTAATACAAAAAAATCATTTTATGATTTAGAAGAAGAAGACTTAGATAAAGTAATTGAAAAACTTTAAAAAAGCCTTCTATAATCTTCTAAAATTTGTGGTCCCACTTGGGCTCGAACCAAGGACTTTCTGATTATGAGTCAGATACTCTAACCAACTGAGTTATAGGACCTAATGGTGAACGAGGAAGGATTCGAACCTTCGACCGTCTGCTTAGCTTACCAACTATAGTTTTCACTACCGAAAATTCGTTTGTGGTCTGGACTTTATCTCAATCATATCACAAAGTGACTTAGACAACCCCCGTCAAGTCTCTACACCTTCCCGTTTGGGCTTGGCTCGGTATTACCATTTTAAAGGCTTCACCGAATTTGAGGGTTTGTGCACAATAGCGTTTCCACTATTTAGCTCCTATTTACGCTTAAAGGCAGATGCTCTATCCAGCTGAGCTACCCGTCCATTTAAATTACTTTTCCAACATTTCAAAGAACCTTCTCTTATCTAACGACAAATATATAACTTTATTACAAAAAATAAAATTATTTTTTTCTTCTTGTACTCTAGGAGGGGATTGAACCCTCACCTCCAACTTATAAGATTGGTGCTCTGACCACTGAGCTACTAGAGTGTTTTTTGTCGCAAAAACAGCTAATATTTACGACAAAAAAAAAGGTCTAGACAATTCTGCCCAGACCTTTTAGTATTTTTGATAACTCAAATTTATACAATATCTAGACAGGGACAAGACTCTATTCTTATCCTTCTAATTATTGATATTGAGTTATACTTTTTCATTTGTGAATTTAAATATACAAAAAAAAATTAAAATACAAATATTAATTATATAAAACTTTTACTAAGTCGTTAAATATGCTACCATCACTTACTTCAACTTCTTGTTCAAACTCTTTACCATCAAGCACTTTAGATAATATAGATGATTTTTGATTTAAAAGCTTATCTATATCTTCGTCAATTGTATCTTGACATATTAATCTAATAATTTGCACTTTATCAGCTGTAGATGATGCTCTATGTATTCTATCTTCTGCCTGTTCTCTATCTGCAGGTGTCCAAGGTTGGTCAATAAATATAGATATGCTTGCAGAAGTTAGCGTAATACCAACACCAGCTGCCCCAATAGTTCCAGAGAAAACTTTTACATTATCATCATTCATAAAACTTTCTACAGCTTCATCTTTTTTGTTTGCATTTATATCTCCATTAAATACTACTGCAGCATCACCGAATTTTTCAGCAACTTTATAAGAAACGTCTTTGTACTGAGAGAATACAACAACTTTTTCATCACCATCAATAATGTCCTGAATAAAATCAAAAGCTCTTTTCATTTTTATCTCAGAAGTGAACTGTTTAAGTTTTTGAATTCTTGTTAAATGATTCATTCTATTATCTTCTTCTGGTACATCTTGTTCTTGCTCTTCTTTTATTCCTTTTTTTATTTTGTTATACTCCCTCATTTCAATAGGGCTTAACTCAACAGGTATCGCAGTATATGTTTTTGGAGGAAGATGTTTTAGAATGTCTTTTTTTAACCTTCTTAAAAAGAAAGGCGATATTTTCTCAAAAAGTTCATCAAGATTTGAAGCGCCATTATAGTCCCATCCAAAGTTATTTTTTTCAGCGGCACAATATTTTATTCCAAATGAGTGTGCATTACTCCATTCTTCTGGGTATAAGAAGTTAAGTAAAGAGAAAAACTCATAAGGTCTACTTTTAATTGCTGTACCTGTTAGAAGTAATTTACTTGGTATATCTTTTAAGTTTTTCTTGGCTAACTTAGTTCTATCTGCAGAGTTGTTCTTGATATAGTGAGCTTCATCCATTATAAGAATTTCATAGTCACTTGGATTTAATGTAATTCCATCTTTATCTGGTTTAAATGTTATATTCTTTGTTGCTCGAGAAGCTACCATATTTCTAACTCCACAATTAGGGCACACTTTATCCTTATATCTTTTTTTGTCATTTTTCTCAGCCCAACCACAAAATACGTTTTTGCACTTGTGAGACATTTCTATAGTTATGTAAGTATCAAAAGAACTATAGCTTATTATATGAAACATTGACTCTTCTTTTGAATAATTAACTTTACCAGACTTTTTTGTTGGTTTCCATTTATATACAAAAGCTTTTTCATTTGTAAAGTTCAATATTTCTTTTCTCCAGTTAAGCCTTAAGTTTGCTGGGCATACTACTAAAGTCTTTTTTCTTTTCCAAGCAGCATAAGTCATAGCGGAGGCTGTTTTACCAACTCCTGGCTGGTCTCCGAGTAACGATTTACCATTACATGTATCAAAAAATATTGCAGCTTGTTTTTGATATTCATAAGGCTCTATTTTCATAAAAGAAAAATCAACCTTTGAAGTGTCTATTTTTTGAGATTTTAAAGATAAAGCTTTTAGCAGTGACTCTTGCCTTTTTACGAATGCAAGCCTCAATTCTTCAACTTCTTCTTTTGATAAGTTTGTGAATTTGAAGGGTATTCCATTATCTTTAATAAAGCCTATAACTTTTCCTATATAACTTTCAGAAACTATACGATGCCAACTTTCATACCCAGTACCATCAGGATTTTGAATATAGTCTACTTTTACCTGTCTTTGGTCGTCTGGGAATGCTTTTATAAAGTCGCTTAAATTCTTTCTATAGTTGTATTCTACTTTATAGTTAGACCTGAGCTTAGTTATTGTTACTGTATTATTTGACATAATATGCAATTTAAGCAAAAAAAAGAAAAAATCATATATTTATTATATAAATACTATAAGTAATAACACAATGAAAATTACTAAATCAGAATTGAAAGAATTAATAAAAGAGTCAGTGGCTAAATTTCAAAAAAAAGAAATTTTAGAAAATAGAGTTAAAGAGATTAATGCTAAAATAAAATTTCTAAATGAAGATGAAGTTGCAATGCAGGATGTGGAAGTTTCTACAGAAGAAAAAGGAAATATTTTTGATACTAAGCTTGGCGAAATTTTAATATTAAACTTTGAAGGAAGAACTTTAAAGTTGAAAAGAGTTTGGGATGCGTTATTTCTTGTTACAGATGGATTTGAAAGTACACACCTAAATACAGGTGACTATGTAGAAATGCAAGGAAATCCTGATTTAAATGCTGGTAGAGAATATACATTTAAAGTTTATAAACCAACAAGAGACGTAGAAACTAGCGCTTTACAAAGTTGGAAAGTTGTTAAAAATTAATACATAAATCCTTAGTACGTCTGATTAATATTTTAGGTATTGTCGGGAGCGCAAAACGTACTTATGGTAGTATAACAAAAAAGCCCCTTTTGGGGCTTTTTGTTTTTTGCGGACTTTTTATTAAAGACCAGCTAATCTTTTCATTCTATCACTGCTTTCTTTTATTACTTTTTGTCTTCCTAGTTTTGTTCTAGATTCTGATAAAGGTGCTTCAGCTTCTTCTGTATCTCCTTCTATCTCTCCTTCTACATCTCCTAACTCTCCTTCTTCAGGCGGAATAGGCTCTTCTCCTCCAACTTCTCCACTCTCCTCTTCATCAGCTAATATAGCTTTGTTTAAATTTTCATACCATATATTATAGATATTGTCTATCATAGATATGATATTTTTGTTATCTTCATTTACTTGAAATACAGCCTCCAAAACTTTAAATCCATTTATTAGAGAAAAAGACCAGTGAATATAATAATCTTTTTCTAACTGAACTTTACCAGACCAAATAGCATCTTTTACTGGGCTGAACCATGCTTTGAAATTTTCTTCTCCATTTTCATCCTTATCAAAAACAACAGTATATTTTCCTATTTTTTCTTCAAACTGTTTTTTTAATTCGTTTATTTCTGCTTGTGTTATTTTCGCTGCCATGTTTATTTTTTTTCTTTTTTTCCAAATAATATTTCATCTAATTCTTCTTCTGATAAATTGGTTTGAAAATTATTAGATACGTTCATTTCTTCTTCTTTTTCTACAGTTTTACTTTCAGGTTCTCTTAGTGGTTTGCCTGAAAAAACTTTTGAAACTTCAATGTCTATTAATTTTTCTAAATCTTCTTTGTTCATTTTAAATATTATTTACCCAAAAGCTTTTTTTCTCCCAAAAGAATTTATATTGTTTAATCATCATATCTCTAACAATATCTCTAACATCTTCTTTATTAAGAGTTTTTTTCATAGCTCTTTCCAGCTCATCCTTAACTATTTTTTTTACTTGAGTTTTGGTTAGCTCTTTTCCAGTAGATTCAGATATTACAATAAATCCTTTCATATATAATAAATATGAAATAAAAAAACAATTATTATAAGCTTAGAAGCATATCTAGCAATTCTGGTTGTGGAAACATATCTACTTTGTCTTTACGAGTATTTGTGTGTGTCCACATACCTTTTACTTTTCCATAATATGCATCTTCATTAAATTCAAAACCAGCAGCTCCTTTTGCTCTTACCTCTTCAACAAGACCAGCTCTAACATCTATATTGTCTCTCTCTGCAATATAAAGAATCCATTTACGTAAAACTTCTATTTGTGTATCTGAATATCTATGCCAAGTTTTGTGACCTCTAAACGATTCTGGTAAAGTAACTATTTCAGAATCTGCAACGGAAGTTCCTGCATATGTTTTCCCATCTTTAACATAACCAAAATTACACACTTCTATTCCTACTGAATGAGTGTGCATGTGTTGAGAACCGTTTTTGCCTAAATGCCAACCATAAGCACCTTCAGGAAAACATTGTAGCAATTTTCCATCGTATTTAGTATCATTTCCTTTTACTGACTGTCCACCTAAAACAAATTCAGTAGCTACAGCACCTCTAGAATCTCTACCCCAAGAATCTATAACTTTGTATGGATTATGCCAACCAGCTGTGTGGTGTAAAAATAAGTACTCTTTATTTGTTGGTCCATTTTTATATTCTCCTTTTGGCAAAAAGTATTGCTCAATAACTAAACCTTCTGGTAGCTCAATAAATCTTTCTGAATTATCTGTTGTAACCAGCTCATCAAGACCCATAGCTGACCAAGTTTTTGAACCCACAATTCCATCTGCAACCAAGTTGTTGTTTGATTGCCAAGATTTAACAGCAGCTTCAGTTCCTTTTCCAAAAATACCATCAGCTCCTATTTTTAGAAATTCTTGAAGTAATTTAACTTCTTGTCCTTTGCTTCCTTTTTTTAGTAACATTTTATTTATTTATTTGTTTATTTGTTTTAGCACCTTTTTGCACTAACATTATCTTATGTTTTTATTCGGCGAAATTATGCCAGACATTTCTCTCATTTTATTTTTATAACCTTCAAACAATTTCCCGTTAGATATCATTGAGCTATTAACTTTTTGAATGTGCTCATTAATTTCTTTTGAAAAATTGATTAAATGATGTTTTTTAAAGTCTTCAATAAAATCATAGTCATTTACACTTTTTGAAAGTTGTTCTATAAATTTATTACTAGTATTATCAGAGTAAAATTTTGACTCGTTGAGATTTTGTTTGTTATTTTTTAATATTTTAAAATTTATAATATTATCATTAACCCAGCCTTTTAATGTGTATTTATCATTAGTAAAATCATCTTTATATGCTATTTCAACTATAACTAGAGATTTGTCTTTTATTAACTCTGTGCTTATTTTGTAATTTGAATTTGACATTACTTATCTAAAGTTAATTTATAAGTTTTTCCGTCAATTTTAACTTTGTTTCTTCCTACAACTTCTGCTTTTTTTACATTTTTACTTTCTATTATTAATCCTCCGCTTGATTTAGAAAACTCTAAAAGAACAGATTTTATCATTTTTTTAGAAACTTCTTTTGAAATACTAACTATTTTTTCTTCAAGTTCAGATTCTGTTAAACTTGTTGATGCAACTTCTTGATTGTAAACATTATTTTGAACTTCTTGCTGTTTTTGTCTAAGCCTTTGTTGTAGTTTAGCTCTAGTATCTACACTTGTAGGTCCAAAATCTCCAACCTCAGAAGAGTCATTGTAGCTACTGCTGCTTGGTGTAGAATCTCCGAACATCATACTTTCAATCATTGAAGCTTGTGAATTTGATTTTGGAGCAAAAGATTGTAAGCTAGGTGATTCTGAAGGTTTTTCATTAGGATTTTTTCCAACTTTTGGAACTGGTATTGAACTTGGAAAAGCAGAAGTTTTTTCTGACTTTTCTATAAATTTTGCAAAATTACCTCTTAAGCCTCCATTTCTTATTTCATCTAGTTTAGCAGCTTTTTCTGGGTCTGAAGGTTTGCTTTGCGGGTTTGCAATAGGTTCCATTGGAGTTGGTATTCCCATCTCTTTAAATCTTTCTAACATTTCTTTTTTAACGTTTCCTTTATCGCTCATAATTATTATTTTTAATCTATATCTGAATTTATGTCAACATTCTCTAAATCTTCTGTTTCTATAATGCTTTCATTTTCAAATGAGTCTGATTCTAATTCATCTTCATAAGAAAATTCTTTTTTAGTTTTTTCTTCTTTATCAGTTATTAGGGTAACATCTTTAACTACCCAACCATAAATAGTCTCAATCTTATTATTATTGATTAATTCTTCAAACTTTTCAATTTCTTTTTCATACATGTTTGCTTTTATTGTTAGTATAGGTCCAACTCTACTATCTTTTCTAAATTTTATCTTTTTATTAATCTGTTCAAACATTATACTTTTAAACTCTATATAACTTTGTTGCTCCAGCTCTTGATAAGTTACAGTATATCCATAAAATTCTTCGAACTCATTAGCTGAACCTTTGTATCCTAAATCAATTAGAATTGTTTTTGTGTTTTTTCTATCTGGTCTCATATAAGAATATTTCTACTTTTTCATTTTTTTCGTCCCACCATGCATAAAATTTAGGGTATATATTTTTTTCGTTTATAAAAAAAGAATCTATCTCTTTATCTATTTTTATTTTTTCAAATTTATTCCCCAAACTTTTTATCTCATTTAATATATATGTGTCTTTAGTATTAATTTGATTTAATTCTTTTTTTGAATTATAAAAATCATTTTTCAGACCCTTTTTTATATTATAAGAAAACTCTTTTTGGTTTTTTATTATTTGAGTTCTAGAGTGCATTGCCCTTACAATTTAATTTAATAATCATAAAAGTAAAGTTTACTAATATTTATATTAAATATATATTTAAATAGTTTGAATTTATCAGAAACATATAAATCAAGACTTGCTGTATTGGGCGGTATTTTAGAAGAAAAAAAGTCTAGAGCAGAATACGAATATCAAGTAAGAGATATAGGTGGAGATACTTACTATAAAAGAGAAAAAGGTTCTAAAGTTTGGAGTTTTACTAATGAAGTAGATTTTTTAAAAAATTCTAAAAAATCAAATATTGTAAAGTGGGAAAAACCTAAGGAGAAAAAGGGTCCAAAAATAAGACAGATAGAAGTAAACCAAAATATAAACTATAAAGAACACCCTTTAAAAGTATATAAAACATATTTAGAAAACTTGTGCCCATCTAACTTTAGCGTTAAAATAGAAGATGGATATATTAAAATCGAATATAAAGAAGAATGAAATATATCAGAAACATAGTTAGGGAAGTAATGTTAGAAGTTTTCTTAGAAGAAACTTATTTAGAGGAAGAAGATTTAGAATCTTCAGAAGTAGAAGAAGCTTGGAGTAAAAAATATAAAGATTCCATAAATTGTAATAATCCTAAAGGATTTAGTCAAAGAGCACATTGTCAATCTAAGAAAAAGTCAAAATCAGTTAATGAAAATGTTGGGCCTGGACCGGGTTCTCCAACAAAAGCTTCTACTATATATACAGATATATTTAATAGAATATTTCAAAATCCAGACTTTAATAAACACTATGACCCAGACAATGGTATTTTTTGGTTTGATGATGAATATGAAGATAGAGTTGGAAATATATTTACTCCTACTGAAATAACAAAAAAGTCTAAAGATTATAGGAAAATGAAAAAGTTACAAAATTGGAAAAAATTTAAACGTAACGGAAGATTATAGACTATTTACTATTATAAAAATAATATTGTGAACGATTTTATTAAAAAAACATTTTTATCTGAATTATATCAAATTGATATTTTAAAAGAATCAAAAACTTTAATTAGTGAGAATTTAAAATATCATTTAGACAATAAAATAAATGTGTCTAATAGCGTTTTTAGATATTCTTCTCAAAGTCATTTAGATTTAATAAATGAAGTAAGAAATTTATTTGAAAAAGACTTAATTTATTTGTGTAAAGATGATGAAGAAATAATAAAAACTGATGCTGGTAAAGTTGATTTTTTTGAGGGTAAAATGGTGTTTTTAGATTTACCATTTCCAGAGATTGAAGAAGAAACTATTAGTGAAGCAAAATATAAAGGTAAAAAGGTAAAATTAGGCAAACCATCAAGAGGTGGTTCTAAGAAGTTTTATGTTTATGTGAGAGACCCTAAAACAAAAAAAATAGTTAAAGTTTCTTTTGGAGCTAAAGATGGAGGAAGAAATTTGGCAGTAAAGCTTAAAGACCCAAAAGCAAGAAAAAGATTTGCAGATAGACACAATTGTGAAAGCAAAAACGATAAAACAACTCCTGGTTACTGGTCTTGTAGACTTCCAAGATATGCTAAGATGTTAGGATTAAGCGGTGGAGGAAAATGGTGGTAAAAATTAAAAACTATGACTTTAAACGATTTTTTAAGAATGACAATGTTGATGGGTGTAGAAAAAGTTGCTGGCGGCCCATTAGAAGTTATGTTAGATTGTTTATGGCCTGAGTCTGAAAAAGATATTTGGGGCGAAATAAAACAACAAGTAGAACAGCTTATTGATGAAAAAATAAGCGATTTAGTTTATCAACAAGTTTCTGAAGATTTAACAGGTTTAAATAATAATCTTAGTGAATACATCTGGTCTCTTAATAGTGGAGATACTATTTCTTATACTGAACAAAAATGGAATGAGTTAGATTCTGATATAATGCAGCAATTGCCTCATTTTCAATCAGAAGGATATGAACTTTTATTACTGCCTTTATTCTCTCAAATGGCAAATATGCATATTGCAATACTTAGAGATGGTGTTTTAAATGGGAAAAATTGGAATTGGGGTGAAGAAACTATTAATCATGTACAAGAGAGATTGACAAATACAATTAATGATTACAGTGGTTATACTATGTCAACATATAACGATTACTATAATGATTTAGCAAACAAAACAAAACAAAACCAACATAAAACAGAACCTTTTAATACTCTTAATAACTTTGTTAGGGGAATGACTGGTCCTGTATTAGATTTTGTTGATGTTTGGCCTTATTATGATTGTAGCGTTTATCCTGATATGGACTCCTCTATTATACCGCCACCAAGAGAAATCTATTCTAATGCTGTTGGCACTTCAGATGACAATCCTTTTAAAATTGTGGATACACCTGAAGGTTTCCCTAGAACAATAAAATTATGGCATGGAAACATGATAGACTCAATGGAGGTTATCTACGATGAAGGTATGGGGCCTGATGGAACAACAACATCAGGTAGAATTGGCGGTCCTAATGGTGGAGCAGAACCAATAGTGATTGACATAGCTGAAGGCGATTACATAACTGAGGTACAAGTTGCTGAATATAGTGGTTGTATAAATAGTTTACTTTTTAAACTTCAAAGTGATGGTCAATGGTATGGTTATGGTGGAGGACCTCACTTTTCTTATGCAAATAGAGTTTTATCATCAATAAGCATTATGGGAATGAGTAAGTTTTGTGGAACAGTTGATTGTGTTGTTCTTGGTTTTAAATTAGACCCAAATTATGACCCTGACACTTATTATGATAATATTTAATTAATGATATGAGTTTTTTAAAAGAAATAGAATGTCCAAATTGTAGTTGGAGCTGGGAGGTAGAAAAGTCAGACGACAAGCCTTACTTATGTCATAAATGTGGTTATGATTCAAACTTAAAAGACTTTGATATGATTTCTTTAAATAAGTGGAAAGAAGAAAATCAATTTACTGTTGAAGATGATACAACAATTAAAAATGTAATTGGTAGTAATTTGCCTCTTGTTTTTGATTTTAGTTCCAAAAACACAAACTCTAAAGTAGATACTGGGGCGGTAACTAACTCTATTCATTGTACTAACTTTTATGTTAAAGATGGCGTTTTGAATTGTATGTTGTTAGACCATCCAGAAGAAATAACTTTCGATGATTATAAAATAAAAACTGTTAAAAGCTCAAATGGTATAAAAAATAAAAGATATTGTGTTGTTTTAAAGTTTAATATAGGAGATAATAATTATGAATCTGAATTTACACTAAACAATAGGTCTAATATGGAATATCCTGTTTTAATTGGTAAAAACTTTTTAAATGATAATAATTTTTTAGTAGATGTTAGTAAACCTTATTCTGAACAAAAGGATGAAAAATATATAGTTAGAACTTTTTATGAATCAACAGATGATATTGAATTGGTTTGGCATAGAGATAGGGAGGATAGAATAGTTTTTCCTTTACATGAAACTGATTGGAAAATACAATTTGACAATAACGTTCCTCAAAGTATAGAGCCAGAAAATCCTATTCTTATAGAGTCTGGTAGATATCATAGAATAATTAAAGGAAATAAAGATTTAAAGTTAAAAATATATAAAACAAATTTAGAAGATAAATCAAATATTAGTAATGTAATATATGAAACTTTAAGGGCTTTTATAGAAAATGAAGAATTGCTAAATGAGCGTAAAAAAAGAGCAAAATCAGAAAGAAGCGCTTCAGGAAAAAAAGTGCCTGCAAAATATTTAACAAAAAATAAATCTGCAATGAAAAAAGAGATAGATAAATATTCTGGTAAGGATGTTTATAAGTCTCAATGGGATGCAGACTATAAATCTGGTAAGGGTGGACTAGGAAAAAGATATAAAACAAAAGAATCTGCAGCTACTAAAGCTTACAAAAAAATGTATGGAGAATCTGAAGAGTTAGATGAAAACAAAAAGTCTTCTACCGATAAAACTCTTGCTAACAAAGCAAAAGCTTCTGGTATATCTAAAACAATTTTAAAGCAAGTTCACAGTAGAGGTATGGCAGCTTGGAATTCAGGTCACAGACCCGGAACTCCTCAAAGTGCTTGGGCTATGGGTAGAGTAAACTCATTTATAACGGGTAGTGGTGGAGCAAGAAAAGCAGATGCTGATTTGTGGGCAAAAGCAAAAAAATCAAAAGCAAGAAAATCAAAATCTAAAAAGAAAAAATAGTTTGTTACTTTCTGAGTCTTATAAAAATAGAATAAAAAAGTTGGCTGGTATTATAGTCGAAGAAGTAGATAACAATACTGCTTTTGCTCTTAGCGATTCTAGAACTTCTTTTAATATAGATTTAATGACTCAAGCTATAATAGAAGGAAGAGAAGTTGGAATTCTATACAAAGGAGATGAAATGAAAGCTCCTTCTGGAAAATATAGACTTATATATCCTGTTGCTATGGGAATTTCAAAAGCTGGAAATCGTGTCATTAGAGCGATACATAAAGTTGGACAATCAGAATCTAAAGCGCAAGAAACTGGTGTTCGTAGTGCTGAAGCTAAAAATGTTTGGAGACTATTCAAAGAAGATAACATAAAAGGAATGTGGCTTACTGGTAACTTTTTTCAAGGCCCACTAAATGGATATAGCCCTAACGATAAAGGTATGTTAACAGTAGAAGTTTCTACTGACCTATCTAAAGTCAAAAAGTTTCAAGAAGACTTGTTTAGAAAACAAAAAGAAGAAGGAGAAAGGCAATCTCAACTAAAAAGATTTAGAGATTCAAACGAAAGACCTTTAGAACAACCTATACAAAATCCAGAAACTAGGATTGGAACAGAAGATAGCGAAGAACAATAACTTAAGTAACTATATCAAAAACAGAAACTCCAGCTTTAGGGTTTTCTTCTAAATCTTCTTCACTTAATCCAGATTGACTTTTTTGAACTTGGATTATATTGTCTACAAAATCTTTTATTTCATTTTTATGAGTTATAATCCAGGTATTTCTATATTTGTTTTTTAAGTAAGAGAAAACAGAATCCATAGCGATTGCTAAATCTTCATCTAAAGACCCAAAACCTTCATCTATTATGCATAAAGAGGGCTTTGTTAAAGAACTTACAAAATGTAAAGAATCTCTAATTGCAACACTTCCAATAAATTTTTGAGCACCTGAAGCCATAGACATTGTTATTCCATCCTTTTCCATAGAATTAAAATAAAAGAACTCTTTTATATCTCCATTTGACCTTATTATAAGTTCTATCTTGAAATCAACTAAACTTTTTAATATGTTATTTATTTTTTGATTTATTATAGGAAGTTTTTTTCTTATTATTCTAGCTGGTATCCCATCTCTATGAACTGCTTGTAAATATATTGCGTACTTACTATAAGCTTTTTCTGCATTTCTTATTGAATTTAGCTTATTTGTAAAATTTTCTATGTTATTTTCTGATACTTTTATTGTACTTTTTGATTCTGTTATCTTTTCGTTCAATTGGTTTAACCTTAATTTACAACCTTTTATTTCAAAATTATAACCTTTTATTTCTTCATTAATTTCTTTATTTTTTTCAATAGAATTTTTATTTGATTCTAGAATTTTAATTTCTTTTTCTATATTTTCTATTTCTGAACCATTTGACAACAAAAGCTTTCTTAAACTTTCTAGTTTTTTGCTGTTTTCCACAACTAAAGAGTTGTGTTTTTTGATTTTTTCTACGTTTTTAGATAATTCTAAGCTATTTTTTAGTTCATCTATAGTATTTTTTCTTGACTGAAGAGAGTTTTTTAAAGAACCTAGCTTTATTTCCTGTTTGTCATATAAGTTATTGTGAACTTGTGCATTTTTTGCAATAGTTAACAACTCTTTTTGAGCTTTTAGTGCAACATTACCTCTTTCTATGTCTTTTTTACACTGATTTTCAAGTTCTGGGTCGGCTTTTTGCTCTACATTTCCACATGTAGGACATTTTTTGCCTTTTGAAATTAAAAGCTTATCATTTAGACCTTTTATTGCAGTTTCAATTTTAGATATTGTTTGATTTATAGGCTCTGTATCGCTTTCTTCCTTTTTTGAGTTGCTTTTTATCCATTTATCTAATGAAACATACTCTTTTTTTTCGTTTTCAAACAGTTTTCTTTCAGAATTTAAAGAATCTTCTATATTTTTTGTACTTAAATTAGAATTTTCTGGTAATTCTTTCTTAAAGTTTTCAGAAACCCAAACTTCTAATTTAGATATACTTTGTTCTGTAGAATTATTTACAACTTTAAGAGAATCAATTTTAGACTTAGCAGACTCTTCTGTTTTGTAGGTAGTTTCTTCTACTTTTATAAGTTTTTTAGTCAGTTCTATAACTTTATTTTGGTGATTATCTACTTCCTTCTCTACTTCTATTTTTTCTTTTTTAAAATCTTCAATTAATTTAGAGTGTTCTTTAATTTCTTTTTCTTGACTCTTTATGTCTTCCTCTATATCTTTTGGGTTTCCTAAAGCTTTTTGTTTTGATTTTATATCGTTAAAAACTTTTTTAGCATAATCATATCTATCTCTGAAAATTTCTAATCCTAGATACTTATTTATTAAATCATTTTTAGGTTGCTGGCTCATTTCTAAGAAATTGCCAGCTCCTCCTTGAGCTTGCAAAACTGTCTTAGTAAAATCTTCAAAAGTCCCTATTGATTCAACTATAATATTGCTTCTTTCTTTTTTTTCAGTTGCAGCTTTTTCTGAATCTACATTTTCCCATAAAATTTCTCCTTCTTCTGATGTAACTTGTTTTTTATATTCTACTCCATAAGAAACATCAGGAGTTCCATCTTTTTTTGTCCTTACTTTTACCGTTCTTTCTATATAATACTTTTGAGAGTCTATTGTCAAATATATTCGACCACCAGCTTTGTTATTTTTGGTGTACATATTAACTAGTCTATAAGGTTCTCCATCTCCTAGTATTTTTCTATAGGCTATCCAAATGAATGCTCTAATTAAATTAGTTTTTCCATTAAAGTTTTTACCAAAAATCCCAGTTATCCCAGTTAATTTATTAAAATCAAAAGTTACAGGATTTTCTTGAAAAGAAAATAAGTTCCACACAACCAATTTATCTAAATACCATTTTTTACCTTTAACAGATATATAATTTAATTCTTTATCTATATTTCTAGACAATTCGATAACTTCATCTTCATTCTCATACTCACTATTATCTACAAACTCTTTTAATAAACCTTCAAACTCTTCTGTGTTTGAATAATCAATTGATTCATCTATCTCTATACCTTCAATTTCCTCGGTTTTATCCAAATAATTACTATCTACTGATATTGTTTGACATCCATATTTAGATTTTATTAACTTTTCTATTTGCCTTTCTTTTTCTACAGAGTATTCTTCTTCAAAGCATTCCCAAGAAACTTCAACCTTTGTTTTTGTGGGGTCATTAGATAATATTAGGTCATTTATTCTTTCTTCTATTAATTCACCTCTAGATATATTTAATTTAGAGAATCCATAATCATTTGGTACGTCTATTTTAGTAAAAGAACATTTATCTAAATCCCAAATCAAATAACCTTTATTCATTGATTCACCAAAACCTTGCTGAATTAAACTTCCACTGTAAGCTATAGATTCTTTGTTTGTATTTTTTGGACAAAATGCTTGATGTTCATGTATATCTCCAAGCAGTACTATATCAAAATTGTTAAATACAGATAAGCGCATTAACTCTTCTCCTTTTAGTTCATGCCCATTATCTCCTCTACAACCATATACTGGTCCGTGATATAATGCTATATATTTTTTGTTAGGCTCTTTCTTTGTTAGGGATATTATTTCATTGTCTAAACACGAATATATACCATAAACTAAATCTTCTTCTATTTCATAAAACCCACTTTCTTTAAAGAAGTATATTCCAAAATTTTCTCCTTTATGTTCTGGTATTTTGGAGTTTTCTTTAGTTATATAATATCCATTTTTTAGAAGTTTTATAATCGGGTCTACAGCATTTCCTTGAGATAAGGATTGTAAATTTAAATCATGATTTCCTAACAAAATATCTACAGGAGCTATTTGAGAAAGTTCTTCTATAAATTCACCAGCTAAAATAACAGCATTTGGAGAAAGTGTAATTTTTATGTGAAACAAATCTCCAGTTAAAACAATTCTTCTAGGTTTTTGAATTTTTAATTTATCAATAGTCTTGCTAAACACCTGTCTATACTCTTCGTGTCTGCTTCCATATCTAACATGAATATCAGATATGTGTGCTATACTATTTTTTATATTTATTTTAATATTACTATCCATTCCTAACTTACTAGTTTTGGTCTTTTAAAATTTCTTTTTTCATCTGCTCCCAATCAGACTTCAACTTTTTCTCATCTAAATAATGATTTTTATTGTTTTTTTCTTTGAGAGCTAATTTTTTAAAAATATATTGAAAATCAATTTTTCTACAAGTTTTTAAAAGTTCTATTGTAGCTTCTTTTCCATTAGATTTAACAAACTCATCTATATCATCTTTTATTTCAACAAAATAAACATCTAAACCATAAGATGTTAATTGATTGTATAAAGAAATACTATCATATAAAGCATCTTCATCTAAACACAATATAACTCTAGTATTATGTTCTTTCAACTTGTTAATTATAAATTCTGAAGGAACTTTCCCCAACATTGGAATCGCATTATAAAGATGAATCATATCAAAAACTCCTTCAACTAATATAACTGGCAAATCGAAATTAATGTTTTTAGAGTTGAATATAATTTCTGTTCTAGCCACTTCTTCTTTTGGAGGTCCCATATAATTAGGTTTGATGAAATCATAATAAGAACGACCAACATAATAGTTTACTTTTCCATGCTCATTGTATGAAGGGAAAATAATTCTATACTTTCTGTTTCCTGTATTTTCAGTATAACCTATATTATATTTTTTTATTAAATCCCAAGTTAAGCCTCTTTGACCTTTTTTATTTCCTGTTGCATACATTACAGCAGATTTGTAATATTTACTATTGCTTTTTTTCGTTAAAGGTTTGAATCCTTCTGGTAAACTACAGGTTATTAGCTCGTTATACTCTTTAGGTTTATTGTTTGATTTTTTATAAGACTTTTTAGGGAGTACTGAGTTTATTCTTTCTAAATCTTCATTATTGCCATAGTCTTCAGCTATTTTATGTACTGTTCCACTATATTTACATTTCCAACAATGAAATATATTGTTTTTAGAATTATAAGCAAGATTGTACTTATCGCTATCTTGTCTACAAATTTTTGATTTACAATTAAATTCGTACTCTTTAAGATTTTCACCCTCTTTTTTGGGGCTTCCTAAAACCTTAGTTAAGATGTTTAAAATTATTTGAGAAGTATTATTCACTTATTGCATATTGCATTTAGTATACAAATATAAATAAATAAGAAACAATCTACAAGTAATTGTTAAAACAAATGACTAATTGTTAATATTAATTTTTAGAAGTATTTTTTTCAGTTGTTCTTCTTGTTATAATATCGCACAAACCACAAACGTAAGCATCTGTCATATCAAAATTTTCCTGAATTAATTTGTGAGTTCTTTTTGAATATTTCCAATTAATTTGAGGCTCTCTTTCAACCACCTTCTCCCAAATCATATATTTTTTATTTGGAGCGCTTTGAGGTATTACTAAACTAGGAAATACCATTTTTCTTGCTGTATTTACATTGTAATATCTTGGCTCTACATTAAACTTTTTATACATATATCCACTAATCATAGCGTTCATCATTGTTAACTTTTGAATAGTGTCTGCATTAGAAAATTTTCCTTTAAACTTTTTTAAAGGCTCTTCTATAGATATGTGTTTTATTTTACTTTCTCCATCTTCTAAATTAAGAGCTTCACTTAATTTGTCAATATGATTTATAAAATCATCTAACCTTTCAAATAAAGTTGTTTTTTGTTTAAATTTTATATATTCAAGATTGCAAATTTTATCTTCACTATTAAATAAAGCTATTCCTACTACTGTTGTTGATATGTCTAATCCTAATGTCATTTTTTTATTTTTTAAAATACATTTTTGTAAAAAAAAGTAAATAAAAAAGCCCGAAAATAATTCGGGCTTTAAACATTACAATTTATAACTTCTACATTTCTAAGTTTATTTCAAAAGTTATGGCATTAACATAGTTTTTCTCAACTGGTTCACTTAATTTTGCCACAGCTATCAATTCTCCAAACGGATTATATAATCCAACTTCCGTTACATATATAGAATCAAAATTGACAAAACCTTCTTCACTTTCTATTTGAGCTAAAGCTTTATCGGAATCCCAAGTTTTATTGTTAGATATATAAAATTCTTGTGGTAAAGCTAAGCAAACTGAAGTCATTTTAAATGATGTATCTATATCTTTAAAAGACAACAAAGAGCCTTCAGAAGTTAAATCAGATAAATTACTCCCAGTAAAATGTATTTTTGTTTTACTACCTACATTAAAATCATCAACATAAGCTGAACCGTCTGCCGTAAAGCCAGAAGTCCAAGGAAAATTATTTACAATTTGAGGGTGAGTTATAACAACATATCCTTTATCTAAAACTGCAAAACCACAAGGTATATCATAATTGTAACCACTTCTATTGTCAGGATAACCAGCATCAACAGTAACTGCATAATTTGCACTGGCTCTTTGGTCGGTGTTATAAAAATCTCTTATTTCTGTATAAGAAACAGCCCCAGGTCTATCTTTATATTCTCCAGTAGGGTCCCAAGATGTGTTAGTTGAATTATCTATTGCTTCATCTAATTCATTTCTAGTTTTACCAGTATATGGCTTGTTAATATCATCAGAGAATAAAAATACTACATTGTCTCCTATAAGAATGTTTGATTCAGACTTTAAAGCTTTCTCAGCACTATAAGTACTAGATATTAATGTAACTCCTGATAGAGCATTAGGATTTGTACTTCCACTAACAGGAACTCTAAAATTAATAGTTTGACCGTCTATAAACTCACTATATTCACTAGCTGGTATAGGAGTTATTATAATTTGGTCAACGTTTAACTGTTGAATTTCTGGGAATATTTTAGACATATCACTAGTTGTCGGAAGTGCTGATGTCTTATATGGCAAATTAAAGGACATAAAATAATTCCCTTTATTATTAGTTAAATCATCTCTGTCACATAATGTGTATACCAATTCAGTCTCTGACATAGCTTTTATTCGAGAACTTTCTCGTTGAAGAGCTACATATGAGTCTACTTTTTTTGTGAATCTAGAATCTGCAATCATTTTTTTATTATTTAATTATTTATTTATCTTGTTACAAGAGGAACGGCCCCAGGTCTTGATGCTAGAGGTCTAATAATGCTTCTAGTATATTTAAAATTTAATGAGAAAGTTCCTAAATCTCCATTTCCTATCATGTCTCTAGATGGATTTCCATAAAATTGGAAGTTAATAGTTTTACTTCTTGTTGAGCCAGTCGTACTTGTAACTACTTTTCCTTCTTTTGTTGTGTCTATCCAATTTATAAGAGCTTGTCTTAGTCCTTCGTCAAAGTTGCTCATTACTGTCCAATCATTATAAACAACATTTTGATTTGCATCATAAACAACTTGTTCCACTGGTGGCTTATCATTTAAAGCAGGTATAGGCCCTAATCTTTTAGTTCTAGGTGTAGGACTAAAGTCTTGTGCTACTTTTCTTGGTGGTGATACATTTTTTGACATAATTTTATTTTTTTAAATTGTTAAATCTGATAAGTTATTTGGGTCTGGTACTGTTTTAGCTCCAAACTTGGTAGGAGAAATCTTTTTAGAAATCATTTCAAAATCTTTCCTTTTTACTGTTTTTGCAGTAGCAGTTTCAAACTGTATAGTAACTATATTACTATCTTCTTCTATGCTTGGATAGATTATTCTCATCCTATATCCAGGATTTCCTCCTTCTGGTTCTGAAAGATTTATAACAAACTCATTATCTTTCATTACTAAATTCCCAAACACTTTTGGAAGAACGTCATACATAGCTTCTAAAGTAGGTTCATTATCAATTAAAGTTATAAGTTCTTGTGTTATAACTGTTTGTAATTTAGATAAATCTTTATTTAAATCAACAACTATATCTCTTTGACTAGTTGTATATTCTAAAGTTTCAAACTCATTACCTAAAACCGCATCTCCTGGGCTTATTAAGTTTGTTAAAGTTCTACCTTTAGCACCAGTTATATTTCCTTCATTTTCACCAGACAAATCAGGAATATCTCCAGATTGTGGCAAATCTGGTAATTTATAGTTTACATCTGGGTCTCCTAAAGAAAACCTTTCTACTTTTAATCTGTCCACTTGAGTTCCGTCAGACAACTCAACAAACCTAGGGTTGTTTTGGTCTTGAAATAAGTATTTTCTTCCTAACTCTGTTAGGTAAGCTGTTGCGTAAACTGTAGTTGCTGATGTTATTGCTCCCATTTTATTAATTTATTATTTTAAAAGTCTATTTGTAATTGGAAGGTTAAAAATCTTCCTTCATTTTTTATTATTGGATAAGTAGGTTTGCCAGCAGCTACTAAATTACCAGCATTGTCTAATATTCCAACTTCTGTTATATAAGTATTATCGTCTAAGTTAGCATCATATGTAGAATTGTTTGAGCTATTGAAAGAATCATTTTTAGCAAATGTTGTTATTACAGTTTTGTAAGTTGTAGATAAAGCATCTGCTTTTACATTTCCAAAAAGAAATGATTCACACCCAAACGTAAGACCTGTTAAACTTTTGTCATCATTTGTTGTAAAAACACTATCTAACACATATGTAGTACCACTATCGTAGTCTTCTTGAGATATTATAAATTGATAACCATTTAATTTATTTGGCTCTATTGTTAAATCTGTAGTATCTCCTGTATATATTCCATTTCCAACAGAAGATGAAATTAACTTCCATTCTGTTGGGGCAACATCTTCTAAAGTTACAACTTCAGTGTCTGTTCCTAAATCTTGTTCGCTTACTAATAATTGTACTTTATTTGCATTCCAACCAGTTCCAGACAAAGAAGATGAAGCATCCATGTTTGAGCTACTTCTTAAATATGGAAATGAGTTAGTTGGAAAAGTTGCTGTTAAATATTGATTATTTCCATTATCATCAGTTTCTCCATCTATCTGCTGTATGTATCCACAATGTAAAGATTGAGGATATCCAAATGTAGAACCTGAAGAATATGTTGAATTACTTTCAGTTATATAAGTAACAAAATAAGTTTTACCAGACTTACATAAACCACTTGCTTGTGTTGTTGTAAGCGGAAACTTTGGAGTTGATGATAGATTTAAATTTAATTCAGGTAAAGTATAGTTTCTATTTGACTTATATGACATAGCTGTTAAAAGTTCAGCATCTGTTATAACTATTAATTTCAATTTATGATAAACTCTACCAACTATTTTACTAGTACTTGACACCCCATCTCTTAAGTCTCTATATGTACTATTTGATATTACATCGTTTGTAGTTACCCCCTGAACGTCATAAAGAGTTACCCCAAAACTTAAACCTCCTCCATTATTTTGAGCTGAATTGTGCCACATAATATAAGGCAAGTCAACTCTTACTGACTTTTCAACAAACTGTTCTGCATAAGTATTTCCAGTAAACTCATTTGTATAATGTAACACTCCAACAGCATTTATATTTCCACCAAAACCTAAATAAGCTTTAGTTCCATTATATTCTATAGAGCCGTATGAAGTATAGCCACTAGCTGAAATTGGAGTACCTTCTATGCTTTGAGTTCTAACTATGTTCATATTCCAAACTTGAGGGTCAACAGTTGAACCAGTTCCATAATAAGTTTCTACTCCATTATATGGATAAAAATATGCATTTATAGTCTGAGCATTAGCTTCTGAAGCAAAATCAGGAGTGGGTCTATCTAAAAACATTGTGTCAGAACCGCTTGTTGCAGTAACTCTATACCATAAAGAAACTGTAGGATTTCCAGATGGAACTACTGCACTTGTATAAGTTGCTCCACTATTTTGTATTGGCTCCCAAGGTATAAAAACTAAATCTCCTGCACTTGGAAAATATGAACCTCCTGGGTTATCTAATACAACAGAAGTTCCTCCACTCATAGGTGAAGAAGTATATGTGATTGTATTAAAATTGCTTCCTAATATTTTTGTTGTATCTATTGCAGTTGTTGCACTACTTATAGTTACGCCAGTAAACATTCCATAACTACCAGTTGCTCCTGTTGCAAATTGTTTTGCAGATACTAACTGATTTCCCTCCAAAGGTATTGCGTCAGTATTGTCAAAATTTATTGATATTCCAGGTTCGGTGTCTACTGGTGATATTATTCTATTATTAGATATATCATATTTTTCAGTTCTATCTATACCGTAGTTTATCTCTCTATCAGAAAGAACTGCGCTAGTAAAGTTAAGACTTCCTAAAGAAAGTTGTCTCCTACCTTCATCTGTTAGCTTAACATTTATAAATGTTTTAGGCTCATTTAAAATATATCCCATTTTCTATTTACTCTTTTAAGGAATTTAGTATAATATAATTTCTAAACTATTAAAGTAAACTTTTGATTACATAATATTTTAAAAAAAAATAATTTCCTTAGCAATAAATAGATTATAAAAAAAAATAGAAATAATTTTATAACTTTTTTTGCTGTAATATTTATTAAAAAAAAGTTTTATAAATGGCATCTATAAATACAGGTACAACTTTGGATGTAAATCCTACACCTGGTAGGGACGTTAGGTTCGCTGCTACAAATTCTGAATCTGTTTTTACTTTTGGTAATTTTAGGCTAGATAGGGATGTACAGCAAAACTTTTTAGATAATACTGATTCACAACTATCTTTTAGTTCATATTATAATATAAATAATTCAGATTCTACAGATTTTGATGTTTTAAGAATTGTTAATACAAAAGAAAATGAATTAAACCTAAATCCAGAAGAGCCAACAAGTTATGCTTATTTTGGTTCATTTTATACAAAAGTTGCAAACGCTATAAATAGTATAGTAGACAATTTTCCATATGCTTTTTTATCTCAATCGATTTCAAGTGGAGTAACAATATATGATTATTCACACGATTTAGTTCAAAACTTTTCTAGCTTTAAAGTTGCTTTTTCTTCAATTACAAACCAAGGTAACATTATATATGTTTCTGGTCGTACAGAACAAAGCGAAATGGAAATTGACTTATTTAATGATACCGATAAGTTTGCAATTCAATTAAGTGGAGATTCGCAAAGTACAATAACTGGGGATACTTTTGTTAATGTAATACACAAAATAATTTCTTATAATTATTCTCTTGGAAATTATTTTGAATTTACAATTGAAGGAATATTACTCCCAGAAGAACCTATTACTTCTACTGAATTTTCTTATCCATTATATATAAGACCTACAAGAGCAAGATATGGTCAGTACAAAAAAACAATTTCTAATCTAGAAGAACAACTGCTTAATAGTGGAAATTTTTTAGTTCCAAGCCCAGATACTGATACTTATGAGAGAGTTACATTTACTTGGCCTAGAACAATAGATGGTTTTGCTCCAAATAGTTATGGTTTTGAATTTGAAAATTATGCAACTTCTATATTAAATTCAGCAAGAAGTGTTGACCAAGAAAAAACAGACATAATGCTCAGGACTATGCTTCCTGAAAACTTTGTTAATTTAGATTCAGAAAATCAAATATATAGAAAGCTAACAATAACATATGCAGAAGAGTTTGATAAAATTAAACAGTATATAGACGGTTTAGCTTATGCACACTCAATTAGTTATGACGGTTCTGAAAGTATACCTAATAAATTTGTTGTAAGATTAGCAAATCTTTTAGGAGCAAAATTGCCAAACGCTTTTAGTAGTGAAAATATACTAGATTATTTAGCTGGTGAGGTTGATGAAACAGGCAGGTCTTATGATGATTATAATTTAGAGCTTTGGAGGAGAATGTTAAACAATATAGTTTGGCTTTACAAAAAAAGAGGAACTAGAGATGCTTTAAATTTTATTTTTAAGTTATTAGGAGCCCCGGATTGTTTGTTTAATTTAGAAGAATTTATTTATGAAGTTAAACAAGTACAAGAAAATTTACTTTCAAATGCTTTAGATAGCTTAGAAGGAGATGGAGAAGGTGGTGTTGACGGTAGTGGAAGTATCACTTCTTCGCTTAATTTAGATAATAGCGCTGTAGATGAAGATGGAACTTTAATAGATGGCGCATCTCAATTGGCAGATGGTTATCCAGATGTAAACTCAACCCCATTCCAATTAGGAGGAAAAGGAAGAGGTGATGGGCAATTTTTTATAGAAAGCTTAGGGGCTGAATTTGACCCAACACTAAAAGTTGATAATCTAAAAATTAAATCAGGTAATACCAGAAATATAGTAAACACAAAAGAAATTAACGTAGACCTTAGGTCTTCTAGAGCTATCGAATGTGATGTAATGGATTGGTATGAATTAGGATATGGATGGTGGGGATGGGGAAGCTTGGCTCCTGTTTTTTCTGCCTTAACAGTTCCTTTTGAATGGCAAGTAGAAGAGTTAGAAGATGTTTTTCCTCCTAACATGAGTGCAATGACAATACAAAACTGGTTAGAATATATTTATGCTAGAAATGTAGACCCAAGAAATAGAAAAACTTTAGGCTGGCAACAAGGTCATACTGGTACTTATAGGGATTTAAAGAAAATTTATATAACTTATATGCTTTTAGATGCTAACATGTCTAATAGATTAACTTTTAGAAAGTTAGAAAAGTTTTTAAATTTACTAGAAAGGAATTTTCAAAATTTAGTTCCTTTCTTTATACCTTCAACAAGTATACTAAACTCTTATGGTACTGTTTATAAAAATACAGAATTTAATAGGCATAGATTTATTTATAGACCTGGGATAAATGATGGTTCTGAATTTAAAGTAGATATACCTCCTGTTTTTGAGCCTACTGTACAAGCTGCAGATTTTACTGTAAGTTTAGAGAATAATTTTGACGAAGAAATTAACACTCATAACTTAACTGCAATAATACCAGAAAATCCAGAAGGAACTGTTGACATTTCTAATTTCGAAGTTACATTACCTACATCTTTAGAGCCTAATACAAATTTAGCAAACGCTACAGGAAGTATATTTGAAGAAGATTTAAACACAACACCTTATGCAGACCCTCCACAGCTAACACCAATAATTTACCCAGAATAATATGTCAATAAATAAAGTAATAACATCTAGGACTATTGGTGAAAACGATGGTATTTCACAAGTATTTATACAAAATACTATACCAAAAATATTTGAACCACCTGTTGAGCCAAAAGTTTTTAATTTGCCTTTGTACAATCTTCAAGGTGCTACTTTTAAATATTATCAACAGGTAGTTGATGGTATTTCTGTAAATGTAAACAATCAAAAATCATTAACATACAATTATACTGCAAATACTAGTTCTTTTTCAGGAATTACAAATGTTGTTTATGATATATACAGAGTTGATTTTCCAACTTATGATTTTGTTGTTCAAAACTTAGATGAAGATGGAGATGAAATAAATAGTTTTACTGGTTCTACTGGTTTTACTCCAACAAAAGAAACCATTTCATCTTTGTTAGGAACTCCTTTAGTAACATTATACGAAACAGGAGATACTATATCTACTCCTACTCATATTCTTACTCTTCCTGAAATAGTAAAACCAGCAAATAGTTTTGCGGAACAGCTGCTTTTAGATAAAGCTCAATACTTTATAGATACTAGATATGAATTTATACAAGAAAGAGATAAGACTTTAGGTGGTTTTAAAATTTTAAGCGGAGGTTCTGCTGTAGACTTTTCATATTCTGGTCTTAATTCAGATGGAAACTTTTTAGTTACTACAGAAAAAGACCAAACAATAATTAGTGGAGGAACTTTTTCAGGATTAACAACAAATGGTGCTACTTTTACTTATTTTTCAGCTCCTCAAAAACCAAATATAGATGTGGTAGACGGAGGTCCTACCGTAATAGGTCAATTAGATACTTTTTCTCCTATCTTTAGTTTTAATAACGTTTCAGATGGAGATTATTATAAATTACAAGTTACATACGATTTAACAGATGCTACTTTTACAGGAGCTAGTACTTTTAATATACCTAAACAAGAAGGTATAGCTGATTTTGTAAGAACATTTTCTGTTACTTTAAGTCCTGACTCTTCTTTTTTGTATAGGCTTGGAAACACAAAAGAAGTTATTAATTTATTTGGAGTAAAACAAAGCGTAACTAACTGGGGTAGAAACGAAACGGCTATAACAGATACTGATGGAATTTACACAGTTCAAGGAACTGTTTACCAAGACTACAACTATGGTTGTCCTGTTTCTGGCGCTACTGTTACATTTACAGTTCAATTAACAACTTCAGTTTTAGAAGTTGGAGTTGATACAACAACTGATACTACAATTTCAGCAGGAACTAATGAGCCTTTAGGTGGTGGTGCTGGTACAAGCTTCTCTGCAATTACAGATTCTAATGGTAATTATACTGTAAACAATGTTGCTGGTGGTGCTGGTATAGTTACTGTTACAAAACCTGGTTATGCTGATACACCACAACCTTATGATATAGATGGAGACACAACAGGTCTTGAATTAACAATAAACTTATTGTGGGGTAGCACAGGAACAACCTTTGCAGATGTGGGAGATTGTATTTTTGTATAGTATTTACATTTTAAATTATGTAAATAAATTAATAGATTAAAAATAGATAGTAATATTTATATAAAAAAGAATAATAAATGTCAGAACTAATATTAACTGGTGATAATGTAAATGAAGGTAGAATTAAAATTAATGATGCCAATGATGCTGCGTCATATGTTTTTGAAAGAGGTACTGGGGTAAATTCTATTGAGCAAATAGCTTCGCCAGCAAATTTAGCCAGTGGTGATGGTTCTACAGCATTTGGCTCAGGAACAGATGCTACAAATAGAAACTCCCATGCTCAAGGACGAGATACATTGTCAAGCGGTATTGCTTCTTGGGCTTTTGGTTATGGAGCTGAGGCAACAGGTGACCAATCTTTTGCAGGAGGTGGTCCTGATAACGGTGTAGATTCTTTGCAAGCAACAGGAGTAACTTCTTTTTGTTTTGGCGAAGCTGATGGAGGCAATCATATAGCTAGTGGTGGAACTTCTGTATTATTAGGAGGGCTTAATAGAACTGTAGATACTTTTAATAGTGGTATTTTTGGAGGTTCTAAACAAGGTCAATCTATTACTTCTCCTTTTGCTGGAAAAACAGAAGCAGCAAATATTATGATATCACCGGGTCCTTTTTCTGATATTGTAAACTCTGAATATAGTTTTATTGTTGGTGGTACTTACTTTGCTGCTGGCGGTACAAGAATTGTAAATGATAGCTATGTAGAAAGTTCAGGTATAATATCAGGTTCTGAGAATATTATAGAAAATTCTGGTGGCTCTATAATTGTAGGTGGAGGTAGTGATGCTGTCGCTGTTATTGATTACAGAAATAAATTATCTGGTTCTACAACCTCTTCTATTATAAGCTCTAGAGATTCTATTATAAGTGGAGGATTAACTAGTTCAATTATCTCTTCAAATAGTAGTAGTATAACTCCTGCTTCTTCTGGAGATATTTCTTCTGAAAATTCAGCTATTATTGGTGGAGCAAATAATGCTATATCAAATGAAATTGCTGGTGTATCTACTGCGCATGCGGAAAACGTTGTTTTAGTAGCAGGTCAAAGAAATGAAATTATTGGAACTGATAACAGTGCAATAATAGGAGGAAGTGGAAACACTATAGCGCAAAAATCTTTACTTGGTTATGGTGTAACAGAATGTGCAATAATTGGTGGAGTTAGCAATACAATAGGTCAAAAAAATTCATCTTCTCAATATACAATTCAACATTCAGCAATAATAGGAGGTTACGACAATAAAATTGAAGGTTTTGGTGGTGGTGGTATAGTAGGAAATTTTGTTCTTATGGGTTCTGGTGGTAAAAATAAACAATTTAGTGGAAACACTTGGTTGCTTGCATATGATGATGTACTTCCTAACACTCCATCAACAACCAACAATAAAGTAGCATTCAACGGAACGGTAGGTCAAGGTTATTTTACAGGTACTGCTGATGCTGGTGCTCCTGCCGATTATGCTGAATATTTTGAGTGGAACGATGGAAACCCTTCTGATGAAGATAGAGTTGGTTATTTTACTTCTTTAATTGGTGAAAAGGTAGAGATAGGAAATAGTAATATTGTAGGAGTTGTATCAGCCACTCCTGCTGTTGTTGGTGATGCTGCTAGTTTTAAGTGGAAAGAAATGTATATAACAGATGAGTGGAGCAATAGAGTATATGATAATTATAAAATTTACAAATTAGAGGATGAAGAATTAGAAATATATATAGACTCTAATGATAAAGTTTATAGTGAGCCACCTAATCCAACAAACGTACCAGGAACTTTATATAGTGGAGATATAAGTAGGAAAAGCTTCGTAGAAAACAAAAGTATTCCTATAATAAATCCAAATTATGACCCAGAAAGAAATTATTTATCTAGAGAAGAAAGAAAAGAGTGGTCTCCAATTGGTTTATTAGGTAAATTAAATGTAAGAACTTCTGAACAAATAACAGGAGCAACAGTTAGTGCTGATTCTAATGGAATGGCAATAAATGGAAACGATTATTATGTTTTAGAAAACAAAAAACCTTATGACGGAAGTTATGGAGTTGTTAAAATATTATTTAAATAAATTAAGATGCCAGAATTAATACTTACAAGCAATACTACATTTGAAGCAGTTGATTTAATTAATGGTGCTTTTTCTGCTACTACTGGTCTTTGGGCATCTGGTAATACTGGTGCTTATTCTGTTGTTGCTATTAGCAATAGTGCTAATACTGCTTTTGGAGATTATTCTTACGCATCAGGCTCTGGGACTACTGCCAATGGAACACCATCTGGTCTTGCTTTTGCTGAAGGTGAGTTAACAACTGTTTCAGGAAGTTATGGTCATGCTATAGGTTCGGGAACCACAGCTGGTGGGAGCGCTTTTGCAGGTGGAATAAACTCTGTTGCTAGTAGACCTTATTCTTTTTGTTTTGGAGAAAATAACAATACTGCTTCTATATATACAGCAATAGTTGGTGGACAACAAAATTCTATTGTTGAAGATAGTACAGATGCGTCTCAACATACTGCCATATTTGTAGGTAGTGGAAACACTATACGAAATAATGAATGGGCTTTTATTGGTGGTGGTGTATCTAATACACTTGAAAGCAACGTTTCAGGAGGTGGTGGAGTTGGTTATAATAGCATATTAGGAGGTAGGGGAAATACTATATATAATGAAGATAATGGTCTTTTTGCTTGGAATGCTATTGCTGGCGGTAATGATAATCAAATTTCTGATTCAGCAGGGTGTACTATACTAGGTGGTATAACTGGGTCTTCT